GGGGGTGTAAGGGGGCGGAGCCCCCTTGGGGGTGTAAGGGGGCGGAGCCCCCTTGGGGGTGTAAGGGGGCGGAGCCCCCTTTGCGCCTGCGTATTTGGGAGGTAGTGGATGTTTATTAAAGTTTTTACTTATATAAACTGACACCGACAAGTGAATATTTGCTGGCTTAGAATTTGTAGTTTAATGAAAAGTTTACATTGAAGTTTACAAGAGGTTCTAGTACATCAAGTTTATAGTCAGGCATATCATTTATATAATATCTAGGGCGTCTTTTCCAAATTCTAGCGTCCTCTAACTCTTGTTCAAATTCTTTACTAGTAAATCTACGATTTAATTTGTATGGTTTACCAAACATGTCTCTTACAGGGGGAATAATTTTTTTGTTTTTAGGAGCTTTCTGATTCCCTCCCTGTAGTACTGTCTCGTTCGCTGGAGCTGCTGCTTGAGGTGGTCTTCTTTCGGGAGTGATGTTTCGATTTCTTCGTCCTCCGATATTTGGTCCGTTTCCTCTTGTGTTTTGAGGGGGATGTCTTTTGTTCCAAAGTCTGTAAAAAATGTTGGAGTTGTAAAGTCTTTTTTAAGTCTTTTTGCAGCTGGCATTGTGAGTTCGCTGCGCTTTTCGTCAAATGTGTAAAGATAGTATTGCTTTGGTTTCCCTGGACTCTCGATCTGAAGTCCCTGGAGCTGGTTACTGGGCGAGGGGAATTTTTCTTGTTCTGCTGGGTCTGTAATTGTTTCCATTGGTGCTGGGCTTCCTCCCCACTTGAATAAAAAGTCATAATTAAGGTGTGCTTCTATTTGTTTTGTGTTGTTAATTTTTGGTGCCGCTGGTCCTGTTTCTGCTATTAGTTCTAGTTGTTCTGTTTGCATTGAGTATTTTGGGTGCCAGTGTAGTTTGTCTGTTTCTGATAGTTCTGTTATATAATGTTGTCCTTCTGGTGGGTGTCTAAAGTATTTGTCTATAAGTACATAACATGGTAATTGTGGGTGTATGTATTTGCTTTGTATAACAACTTGGTATTCTTCTTCAATATGTGCTACTGGTCTGCTTTTTTTTAACCATTCTATCCATCCCCATGTTATTAACCATAATGGTAGGTCTGTTATTATTAGTTCACTTTTTGTTGGTAATGTTAAGAAGGATCCTAATCCTGAGTCTGTTGGAACTAAATATACTTTGTTTCCTGTGCCTTTGTCTTTAAATGGGTTGTATCTGCATTCTACATATAAACTTGTTATAGGTAAAATAGGTGCTGTTGAGGTCCAATTGTCGTCTTGTTTTGGTTTAGTACCGTAGTATATTATTACATCTTGATCTTGGTTTAAGTTTGTAAATACGTTACCCCAATATGGTTTGTTTTCTGTTTTAAAAAGGTCTAATGGGGTTGTTCCTGATGTATTGTACTTTTTACCGTCTGTGTAGTTTGTCATGTTTCCTAGTAATATTATGTCTTTCCATTTTAATTCTTGTGTTGGTTCATGTCCATTGTGGTAGCAGTATAGGTATGTTTCTAAGGTGCTTGCTGCTTTTGTGGTGTATGGTTGTTTGTGCCAGTTATTTATTTGGAAAACATTTGTGTTTAATGAAAATAATGATATATTAGTACTTATTTGGTCTTGTGGGGCATACATTTGGTCTAGTGAGCAGGATGATACTGTTAATATAAATAGTGGTGTATTGTATATGTCTTGTGAAAAGTACCATTTACTTTGAAATAGTGCTGGTGGTCTAACAATTTTTTTTACATATGTTTCTTTGTTTGGTCCTCTTCCTAGTTTTGGTACTATAAATGCTTTGTGGTTCATTAGGTGTCTACTAGGTTGTGTGCTTAAGTATGATTCTAGTGTAACTTCAAATGGGCCTGTTCTTTGTATAGTTACTATGTAGTCTGTTTGGTCACTTCTATAAAATTTTAGTTTACATCTAATATATTTTGTTAGTGGTAGTAAGGAGTTAGATTTTGTCCACCAGTTTCTGGCTGCTTTGTATTCGTCATACAGTACTCTTGTTGTCATTTGTAAAATTGACCATGATCCCCCTCCCGGTTCTGATGTAGGTACATAACTTTCTGATGTTAGTATGTAGTTATGGTTAATATTTCCTCTACCGCAAGTTAGTAAGCATAAGTTTCCTTTTACATGGCATTTTCTAATAGTTTCTGGTTGCCATTGGTCTATTCTTATTTTTCTAAGTTTTCTTTTAAATCTAAAAAAGCGACGTCTTCTTACCCATCGTCTTCTTCGAAATCGTTTGCGAATAGGGCGTCTAAGTCTCCTTCTTCTAAATCGTAGTCTTTTTCTTCTCCATGGGTTTGAGTACCAGCGTCTTCTGTAGTAGAAGGGAGGCATAGTTGTTCACCTTTTTTTTTCAGGATGTCAAAAAGATGTTTAATGGCGTTGTTGCATCCGCACATTAAGTCGTGGGTGTTCCAAATTGTGTTAATCCATTGGTTTTCTAAGCCATTTTTGGAGTATACAGCTGGTGTTAGAAAAGAGCTCATATCTGTAAAATAAATGTTATATTTTAAGTTTCTTGCCCGTTCCGCCAGACTGATCTAGCCCGAATTGCCCCTAGACTTCGGTGGTTTCACTCACCTTCGGCTCCCGCCCAAGATCAGCCGGCAGTCAGTCTTCTGATGCCGTCTCCGTCTGGCGTGATAAACTCAGCCATTCGTCTGTGTACTTGGTTATATAGATGTGTTGCTCCTCCCAGGAATAGCGTCTGACTATTAATGAATTAGTAGGTGTGGCTCTAAAAAAGGAGAAGTGTAGTTGTAAAAGCAGAAGTTGCAGCAACAGTTGTCAGTTTGTGGTCGGCAATTCAAATTATGTGGTTTTCCTGTTGAATATTAATTA